ATTTTTCTGCTAACTTTGAAATGGCGCCTGTAAAATATTCTATACCACCAATTGCTAATGCTATACCACCTATTAAAGGATGACGTACAGCAACCAATGCCAACATCTTTAAACCTTTTGCCGCAATAGCAATTCCTCTTACCAATGTAACTGCGAATGCTGTGGCAATTGATCCAACACTCAATGCAATTTTTAATCCAATAAATGCACCAAATGCCTTACCAATCAATCCAATATTTGCGATAACCAGTTTACCCACAGCAACAATGCCTAAAAATGCTTTGGTTAGATTTAATCCAACTTCTTGAACTAATTCTTTGTTTGATGTGATTGTGTCTGTGATCTGAACCACTAGGTCACCCAATGCCAACGCAAATCCTTGTTTACCAATAGCATCTTGAGCATTTTTAGATGCAATAGACAAGTTGGATAATTGAGTTGAAAGGTTATTAACTCTTGCCGCTGTGGCGCCACCTGCCAATTCATTTAATCCTTTTTGTAATGCATCTCTAATTTTAGCGGCACCTTCTGCTGTCTTACCAAATTCAGATATTTCTAATCTTGTAAGTCCCAATTGTTCTTGTAAAATACGGAATACAGGAACCCCTCTATCTGCTAATCTGTTTAATTCTTCAAGACCCAAACCTCCTGATATAGTTCTTGAAAATAGATCAGTGATTGCTTGTAATGATCCAATTTGATCAGTAGTGATTGCCGCTGTGTCTGTGAATGTGGTTAATAATTCTTCAGTGGGTTCTATGCCAGATGCTTTCAATTTGATGAAAGTTTTTGATAGATCTTCTACACCAAATTGTGTTTTTGTTGAGAATTTGATGATGTCATCAAATGCTTTGTTACCTGCTTTGGCCGAACCTGTCACAGCAGATAGTGATGTTCTTAAATCTTCAAATCTTGCTGTGGTTGCCACAATAGATTTGATCACATTAACACCACCGATCAACGCCAAAGCACCAGCGGCATTTTTAGCCAACTGGCTGGTGCTCATCAAACTATTATTGACATTGATGACAGACTTTCTTGTTTTAGAAAGTGCACTACTGGTCTTATCTACGACGACTAGCTCTATTTGTATTCGCTCGGCCATTGTTCATCACCTTATTTTTTTCTTCGTCATGCTTTAGTTTATAATAAGCGGCCCAAAGAGCCAATTCATGGACACTGAATTGCATGACCTCTGCTATTGATTTTTTCAAGTCTGTTGCCACTTTCATAATCAATAGCAATTCGGTGTCCTGTTTTAGTTTTTTGCTAATTCCTCCGGAGTGCTATACTCCATTGTTGCATTGTTTAGATGCGTAGCAATTTTAACCAACACAGCGGGATCAACTTCATTCATCAAAGTCACTTTGTCAAACTTGTTGAATAAATGTTTTCCATCTGGGTCTAAACTTTTAGCAATGATAGATTCTACCAGTGCTTCTACCGTTTTTCCTTGCTGTTGTAATTCAATAATTTTGGATTCCACAGCAAAAGGATAACTGCCTTTGAAATAGATATCTTGTTTCCATTCCGGTACAGATATTTTTTTTAATTCGCCCGACAATTTAGATTTGAAGTGCGATTTTGCATTTTCTAAAATGTTACTCATATAGTTTTCTCCTATTTTTGACACCTCTAATGGTGGGTCTTAATATTCCATTGGGTGCTTGTTTTGATCGCCCTCGTTCTAATGACCCTATGTAAGGTGTTCGATTGATGACTCTTGTATTTGTGCCTTGTCGCTCAACCTTCCAACCTCTTCTGGCTCTACCTCGTTTGATTGGAGTATTTTTCTTGGCTTCAATCAAAAGTGTGTCTGCCAACTTGGTGCCAATCTGCGATATTTCGTTTTTAACCGCAGACAGCACCTTGTTTAGATTTAAGACTCGTGTCTTAATCATTCATTATACCGTTTCTACGGTTAATGGTCCCGAGCCAGTGAAACTCACGGTTGCTGTGATTAAGTCATCAAAAGATGCTGTTCTTGAAACCGAAGTAACAAGCACGCTTCCCGAGAATTTTTGAGCCGGACTTGCTGATCCAGTATAGAACACAGCCGTCATTGCTACATCACTTGATGGATCAAATGCGTTAGTAGTATTTGTGTGTCCTGAATCATAAATCACTTCCATTGTTCCTGTGAATGAATGTAACCCGTGTTTGAAAGTACGAGCGGCATCACCCATCACCGTATCATCCAGAATTTCTTTTGTATGATCCAGTGTCCAAGAACGAACTTCAGCAATTGTGTTTGTGCCTGTGCCTGCTGAATCATTGTCTGTGATTTCAACACGACCCCCCTCACCTGTGTAAGTTGCCATAGTTTATTTCTCCTCTGGTTTTGTATCTTCTGGAAGAATGATATCTTCACCTTGGTCCATATCGTACTCGATTTCCTCTATGTAATCTGGTTCTTTTGTCTTTCTTCCTTTAGATTTTTTTGTTGTTGAAACCGCTTCCGCATCAATAGTTAATTTGTATTTTGCTTTGGCTGGTTTATTCTGATCAACGATTTGCCATCCTTGATCAAGAAATCTTTGTGTGTTGTTTTTTTCAACCAGCACTTGCTGATTGTTGTTGTCTATCATTGTGACATAATTTTCTATGTTCATTGACATCTATACTGCTCCTTTTGTAAATGAATAACGGACTTCTGCTGTCATTAAAAATTCTCCCAGCGGTGGTGTTCTGTCTATTATTTCTATGTTTGTGATGTGTGTCGTACTGGCCCTTGTGTTTGCTAATTCTCTAGTTCTATCAGAGTTAAGTGCTTCTTCTATGCGTTCGATCAATTCATTTCTTTTTTGATCCACCGTGATGATTTGACCTTCTCTACCATCTGCTCTCACATAACCTCTGATGGTGATCTGCATCACACCTCTTCTAGATCCGCCCATGGCATGATCTTCTCTGGTTTCATTGCCACTGGTTACTAATAGTGCTGGAAATTGTGTGATGGCTAATTTTAACACATCAAAAGGTTCTCTCGTAACGAATGTGGCTTTGGGATGATCCATATCGCCCAACACCGTGATTATGTTTTTGGTTATGTCTTCTCTGTTGCTCATTCCTTACCTTTTTAGGCGTAAGAATGAAGTGGGTTCTTTTTCTCTATCAGAAATTGTGCCTGATGAATCCAAATCATATTCTACACCGTCTTGTAATACCTTTTCAAATTCTCTTGAATATTCTTCTCTGTAAAAATACATTTTTCTTTCAAAAATATCTTGGTCGGGTTCGAACTTGGCTAACTTGGGATATATGTGAAAGCCCAAGCATTGAAACACTGCCGCTCTTGCGAGTTGGCTTGCTGTGTATAGATCATCATCTGGTTCTTGGTTGGCACCTGTGATATATTTGGCGTCGTATAAGCCGATAACTTGAGTTGGCCACCATTTGATTCGTAAATCACGCAACACATCATCTTGTGCTCTGGTCATTTCTTGATCGAAATCTGGAATGCCGTAGTTTAGGATGTCTGGTTCGTATTCTTGTATGTCTGATATGGTCAAAATTGTAATGGCCATTGGGTTCTTCCCTCCTGTTGATATTGACAAGTTCTTCTTGCCTGTATGTGATTATTTATATGAAATAAAAAAAGAAAGGGCGATAGTTGCCTACCGCCCCTTCAAATATGCCAATCAAACTATATTGAATTGACAAGTATTTAGTATTATGATAATGATGCGTTACCAACGATACCTACACCGTAAGCATCGAATAACTCCGCAGTACCAAAAGACATTGAACCGACGATCTCTTCTGCTCTTAGAGAAGCATCTCTTTCGATTTCAATTCTTACATCACGCTTGATCATGAAACCCATAGCGTCTTGTGTAAATGCAAGACCCACATAGTTTCCTGTGCCTGATGTTGAATTGTTTGTGTCTTTTCCGACATTAGTTGATTCAAAGATATTCGCTCCAGCGATCTGGCCAATAAAGCCTGATCTTAAAGCCTGGTTACCCACATCAGATAAAGACGAAAGATTCGTGTTACCTGCTTGAGTTAATTGCTTTTTAAGAGCAAAGGCAGAGTATGGGTGTAACACCACATTCACTTGACCTTGTGCATTTTGATTTCTTAAAGTAGCAACTGCTTTGAAGATAGTTTCAACCGTTACATCGTCTCCAGCCGCACCCACTCTTTGTGAGAATGATGGGAATAGAGCCGTTAAGGCTGAATCTGCTTGAACTGCCATTGCGTCACCTAATTGACGACCAATAGCGGCACTGATGTCTTCTTTTGAAGCCTCTTTAGCCACATCTGTTAATAACAATTTAGCACCGTATTCTTGTGCTGTCATTGTTGCTTCAGTTGTGTTGAAGGCTGTGTTTGCTATAATATCTGAATTTTCAGTTAATGAACTTGCAGATATTGCTGGAAACTTAGGAACGGTAGATACCAGTCCTGGAGTTCCTCTCATGTCATAGTTTCTAACTAGCGGTCTTACAATAGTACCCTCAGAGTAAGTGTATAGAGCGGCTTGAACTATGTTTGTGTAAAGTTCGCTTATAACCGAACTTGTTACTTCATTAGCCATTGTTGTTTCTCCTTAATGGTTTATAGTTTTAGACACGAACACCTCTGGCTGACATGATCTCTCTGTATCGAGCTCTGTCCTCCGGACGATTCATGTCCAGTTTGCTTATGTCGTTATCCACAAGGTTTTTCTGCTTGCCTACACCTTGTCCTGTGCCAGCACCGTTGGGTCCTGCTTGAACGAAATGTGGGTTCGCTTGAAGAAACTCTGATACCAAGTCTTTCACTTGTATGGGCTCGCCTTTGTCGTTGTATCTGACTTGCCCTGTTTTGGTGTCGATCACATCTACATTGCCCGATTCATTCAGTTTCAATTGTCCTTTCAGCAGTTGTGTCACCTGGTTGGGATTGACTGCTTTTAGACCTGAAGCCTCAGAAATCAGTGCTCCATCGATCTTGATTGAATGAAGTTCTGACTGATATTGTTGGATTTTAGAATTGAATTTGTCCGCTTGTTCTTTTAACAATTGTTCAAATTGGCCTCTTTTTTCCAATTCTGTCTGTCGAGCCTTCTCTTCTTTCTCGATCAATTTGTTGTAGTGATCCACATCTATTGAACCATACTTTTTCTCGTATTTGGCTCTTTCCCTCTGTACTCTTTCAGCAACAATCTTGTCTATGTCCTGTTGTGAAAAAGATTGAGTCTTTGTTCCTTCACTTGCTTGTGTTTGTGCCTGCTCTTTTTGTTCAGGTTGCGTGTCCTGGATGTTTTCCGCTTGTGTTTCTGCGTTCATTATTGTCCTCTTTGTTTATGAGTTGAGTTCTACTCCCTACTTGTGTAGTGATAGTGTTATTTATTATCTCTTCTTGTTTTTCTTCTTGCCTCGAGACATTGTTTTGCCACGAGACATTTTTCTTTTGCCTCTTGTCGCCATAATAGTACCTCCAAAATTAAGTTTGAACTTGCGTTTTTTTGGTCTTTCTCCCACCGTGGAAGAAACTGCTGAAGAAGTCACTGCTGTCATCTGCCTTGACCTCTGTATTTTTTGTAGTTGCGTTTTTCTGATTTGTTCATTCGCTTCTTGTGTTTGCCCAATTTTTTAGGTTTGGACCTAACTTCAAAATCTTTAAACTTGATCCTGGCCATTGTTGAACAATTGTGCTAACTCAGGATGTGTTGATTTGATTTCTTCATCTGTGTAGCCTGCTTCAACCATTTCTCTCAAATGACTCACCAGATCATCTGCTGATGTAACAGGTGCGTGTTGAACCATGTCTTTTGTGGGTGCGTTCTGCTGTTTCCACTCATCATACCATTCTTTGACTTCTTCATATGATTTTTCTGTGATGGTTTCTAAAATCATCTTGTCAATTTTTTCATTGGTCATTGGATCTGTTGGATTTGTTTCTTTGGCCATTTTTAAAAGAGCAATTTCATTGGCTTTGTCCTGTATTGAAAAAGATCTTGGATATTTGATTTCACCATCGAATACTTGTCCTTCAAATGACGCCCACATATCCCATATCTGTTCTTCTGCGTGTTCCATCTGTGCCGCAAAAGAAGCCAGTTTAGAATTAAGTAACTGGAACTCTGATTGAAGTCCAACGCCCGATAATCTTCTTGATTCTACTGATCTGATGCCACCCAAACACGCCATTCTATCAATGGCTTCAATCTTTCTTGCTATGGATGATAACACAGATTCAATTGATGCTCCGTTTGGTTGTAACAAGAAAGGTTTTTTAGCCGCGTCTGCATTGCTTGGCATCTTGATGATAGATCCAGCACCAGCACTATATTCTACACCTTCTTCCACCACAAGACTTGGATGGTTGGTCAATCTCACAATCTGTTGTATCTCTGAATATTCTTCATAGATCATTTTCTGCATGTCTGCCACATCGCCCACTGCTGAATTCCCAATACCTCTGATGTTGCTTCTTTCAGCATACACACATACAGCAGGAACCTTGCCCATTTGATTTGGAATAGTTTCTAAATATTCACCTTTTCTGTCTTTGCCTGCCACTCTATACACATTGATTTCTTCTGGTGTGTATTCTCTAATGTATTGATCATTTTCCAGTATTTCTTCTTTAACTTTCAAATAAGTGAGTTTATAAGCACCGTTGATCTGTCTTTCATATTTCCAATCCAACACATTGTCTGGTGTGAATAGACTCACATAAGGTCTGATGCCTTGTTGAAGTGCTTCTGCTCTTGTGCTGACCTGTGTGGTTGGCTTGTCTATGATCACCCAACAATTTCCATACACCATAGAGATTTTTGACACATCGCGAATGAAAGCATCAAACGATCTGCCATCCAAATCAGCGTCTTTCATAAATGCTTCTAAGTTGATGTTGTTCTGCAGACTGCCCATGTCTCTGTGTGGTG